GTGGATAGGATCTATATTCATGACGCCTGCGTGCTCCTAGACTTGATAGAAGGCGATCTCCTTGATTTATGGTTTCAGCTGGGGTTTGAGACCCGGACGACACACCTTGTCTATCAGGAGATTCTGGAAGAGGAACAGTTTTCTTTGCTTCAAACCTATGTGGATGCTGACAAATTGATTTTGGAATCCATTGATGAATCAGATCTTCCTGCTCTTAATGCGCAAGCGAAAGAGTGGAAAGTAAGCTTGCAGGATGTATCGGTAGCCCATCTGGCCAAAAGGCATGGTGGTATTTTGCTTTCCGGTGATAAAAGGCTACGGACAAAATCTGCTGAAGCCGGGATCGAAGTCAAAGGGATTTTATGGGTTCTGGATATGATTGTAGAGAGGAAGCTATTGATTCCACAACGTGCATTGAATGCCCTAGAAGCTATTCTTGAGGCTGGTGGTCGTATCCCCTCAGAAGAATGCGGTGAAAGAAGACAGCGCTGGGGAAAATAAGAACAGTCGGTTTCTTCCTATGGGAAACAGGCTGCTGTCGTAGCTCTTATACCATCCCCCCGTATTACTTACAGGACAGCCACCTTGTCATAATACTGCCTGCCATCCAGGATTTGTTTGAGTGAATCAATCAGGTTTATCCTGCCTGTCGGAATGTACACCGGAGGAGATGTAACCGGAATGTTGTTTGCAGAACTCCCGGAGAATGACCTCTTGGTGGAACCGGGTATGAGGAAGTATACAGATTGTCAACTGTCTGGATGAAGGATTTCATTTCATCTAAATAGCTATTGGTGAGTATTTTGAGTCATTCTCATCTGAAATAACTCCTTCCCTCCCGTCATATATATCAGACACAGGTAATTACCTGTCTGTCATCCTTCACAAAGCCGCCATGCTCCCATACCGGGCATGGCGGCTTTACTGTATCCACTCATCAACAACGAAAGAAACAACCACCATGGCTATCAAACTCATCGCCAACTACAGCAAACGACTCGGGCTGCCGGGATATTCCTCCCACCAGTTCGAAGTATCCATCGAAACCGAAATCAGCAACACATCAGAGTTGCCATTCGAGACAGAACGGCTCTATGGTTCCCTTCAGGCCGCCGTCGATGCCCAGATCCAACAGGTAGGATTTGTTCCTGACGAACATTACGGCTCACAGGTCACGCAAAGGCCTGCCCTTGGGGCTTCCTGCTCACAGATGATATCCACATCATCCGTGAAACAAACACCGCCTGCAAGTACTCCCGAGACCTCTGTTGCAACCGTTCCCGCATGGAAGTGCTCGGAAAAGCAACAGTCGCTCATCCTGGAACTGGCCGGAAAGGTCGGGCTGGATGACACTGCCCTGAACGAACTGGCTACCCGGAGATTCAACAAGGTCGTTGCCATGCTCAACCGCATGGAGGCCTCCGGGCTGATCGACGAACTAATGAACCGCTCCGGCTCGTCATTCAAACATTCGGCATCAGGCAGGAACAACTACACCCGCCGTCCCGCTACGGCCTATGCCGGTAACTCCACCCCGTACTGACCATGATCGCTCCTGCAACCCGGCCAATACGTTCATACTCCCTGAACCCAGCTATGGCATTGGTGAAGAAGTTTCCTTCGGAGGCTTCTTCTCCCTCTGCCATACGTCCGGACTACCTATATCCCTCGTCAGTCAAATCGTACCTGTCGTGTTCCCTGCGCTTCTTCTTCGAGAGGGTAGCGCAGATACGGAAGCCGACGACAGTCGCCCTGCATGTCGGCAAGACCATCCATGCCACACTTCAATCCTTCAACCTCGCCCGGTGGCGGGGAGAAGACAGCAGTGAGACGGCCATGGAAGAAGCCTTCTCCACTCACTTCCTGGAGCTGGAGAAGACGGAAGGGCCGGTGGACTACGCCGACGAAGAAACGAGACAAAAAGTCCGTTCCTGCGCCTGGAACACCGTCAAGGCCTACATGGCCTCCGACGAGGTTGCTTCACAGATGCCCTTGGGGGTGGAAGTAGGACTGTCGGCTACCATCCCCGGCCTGCCGGTTCCGGTGCGAGGTGTCATCGACCTCGTCCAACACGACCTGACGGCAATTGATTACAAATCCGCTGCTGCCAAGCCGGATGCCGGCCATGCAGCCTTTGATCACGAACTTCAGCTGGTCACCTACCAGATGATGATCGAAGAAGCCACGAGAGACACGCCTCCGTCACTGGATCTGATCTACCTGGTCAAGACGAAGATTCCCCATGTGATCCGCGTCAAGACTCCCCCAGCTGATGATCAGCGCAAGCAACGAGTTGCCGGCCTGTACAAGATCGCCTACGAATGCATCACCACCGAGCGTTTCTATCCCCAGCCCGGGATGCAATGCTCCTGGTGCCAATACAGGAAGGAATGCTTCGGGTGGTGCAAGCAGTAAAGGAATAAGGTCTATTCAGAAGTCTGCCGTGAGGGTTGGCTTCTTTTTAGCCTTCTCGAATGGAGGCAGTACTTGGGAACAGTTTCTTTCTCATTGAGAATTTCTTACTTTGATATGGCCTTTTGATACGCCTCTTCAATAATATCCGCACACTTTGCGACGTCTTTTTTTATATCGCTCTCCCAAATTCTTATCACGTTCCACCCCTCATTTTCCAAATGAACGGTCTGCTCCTTATCTCGTTGGATATTACAGAGAATTTTATCCCGCCAAAACTGCGTATATTTATCCAGTTCTTCCTCTAACGACGATAAGCCTCGGATTGCCCAGTTATGTCCGTGCCAGAAGTCACCGTCACAAAAAACCACAATTTTCGCCCTCGTAAAAACCACATCCGGTTTGCCTTTGAGAGATTTTACGTTTACTCGATAACGCAAACCGCGTGCCCAAAGAGCGTGGCGAAGCGCGAGTTCTGGTCTCGTATTTTTGGACTTCACCGCAGACATAATCTTATGGGTCATTTCTAAAGTCCTAGACATATGCATCTCCTAAGCCACAAAGTCAATCGTTACAGAATACCGCCGCTACTCCAACGGCTCCGAGCGCGGTTTTAATATGTTTCTTATCTGCCACAGTGAGACTGTTATTCGTGGCAACAAGATGAAGGCATATTTCAGGCGTTTTCCCATCTACTGATAGTCCCGCTTCTCTCGCTATTAGTTCTAGAGCTTTCCTCAGCGCAGTTTCCCATTTTAGAACGGTTCCACCACTGATGACAAAAATACGACCGTCATCAGAGCGAGAAACCGATACCCGTGAGTCTTTTCCTGTGCATTGTTGAATAACAAACGATGGGACTCCGTATATTCGCTGAATTGTGTCAGTCGGAGACACCCCATCGAGAGCGCATTTCGTAAACCGTTTCATGTAGGCATTGAGAATTCCATCCTTGATGTATGTGCGAACTTTTTCCTTTGGGTAGTATTCCCGCAACACACCACCAACAGCGGAATCCTCAACAAGAGAGTCCAAAAATAGAGAACTCTCAGGACGGCTTAAAGTCCTGTAGTTCATCTCATCGGCTTTAGCGTATATGAGTGTCTCAATTTGGTTTCTCTTCTTGTTTGGCAGTTTTTGTGTCATATCAAAATCCCTCTGGAAATTTCAGATTAGTCTCGTCGTCAGAGCCACCCAAATCCGCTACATCTTCAAGCCACATGTTTACGAAACTCTCCATTCTCGCGTCAGAGAAAGATACAAATCCTTCCTGAAGGTAAATGACCTCATTTTCGGCTCCTTTGACTTTTCCCTCTCTGTTCATTTCAATGATATCGGCCATACGGCGAATATCCGATACAAAGTCCAATACGATGACTTTCTCTTTGCCGTCCGACAAGCGTAACCCTCGCCCAAGCTGCTGAACGAATATCCGACGTGAGTGCGTAGCCCGCAAGAATAAGAGGATATTGACGTCGGGTATGTCGATCCCCTCGTTCATGACATCTACCGCGCTAACCGCTTGATAAGTTCCCGCTGCGAACGCCAAAAGCCTCCGCCTCCGTTCCGCTTTATCAATCCTCGACAGAGCGGCACAGGGAATTCCCGCCGCTGAAAGCATATCAGCGAAACGATTACTATGTTCAATGGAAGGCGAGAATATAGCTATCTTTGGATTAGGAATATCCTTGACAACTTTCCTAATCTCCGAAATGACGGCCTCGTCACGTTGAGGCAGAAATAGACGTTTATTCAGGTCGCGGATTGAGAGATTCTGTTTACTTATCCGCTCCATATTATCCCAGTCTACGTTGTCGCACAAAATTCGGTAATCCACTTTGGAGAGATAACCCATCGCCATACCATCAACAAGCGATACCTTTTCCAAAGCCTCTCCGAAAACAGTTGTAAGGCTTTGCCCGTCACCGCGCCAAGGAGTAGCTGTCATGCCGATCAAGAACTTTGGTTTTAGATGTTCCAGGCAAGTTCTGAAACCGTGCGCGAGTGCGTGATGCGCTTCGTCAACTATCACGACATCAAACTGGTCTGGCTCAATTCCCGGAAGATAACCATACAGGCTTTGATAAAGCCCAAAGGAGATACCTTCCGTGTCGCGTGGCGGCAAGCCATCGAAGAATACCGAAGTTGGCACCTCCTTTTTTATTTGTGACCAAAAGCCCTGTTCCAACTGAAGAGCCAAGTCAGTGGCATGGCACAGTACGAGAATGCGCCGACATCCCTTTTCCCAAAGTTCACGGGCAATAGTCGCGGCGATAACCGTTTTGCCAAGTCCCGTGGCGACAATGTAAAACGCTCGCTTGTCTCCTCTTTCAAATGCCGCAAGTACCTTTTGGACAATCTTGTCTTGGTACCGCCTCAATCCTCGCCGACTAGCATGGTCGACGGGCATCTGGTTTATAAGGGCTTGGATAAACGCACCATTCCAAAGTTTTAGGGTGTATCCGTTCTTCTCAAGCTGCTTCTGACGTTGACGAGCGGTTTTGGTAAACTCCCCGTTAGTGGCAACAGCGGCAATGTTAGCGTCATAGAATGACAAAGCGTCAATAGCCTCTTTCAAAGCTTGAGGTCCTATATAGCGGTCGCCAGAAACAGCCTTAGCCTGAACAACCCAAGACCTAATCTGGTGACCTTCTGGTCGTGTGGCGAGGATGTCACACCCTTTGTCGCCTGCTCCACCGATAACAGTGGTGTCATTCCAACCCAAATGTTCCATTAATCGGGCAATTACCCGTTCAAGGCCTTTCCAGTTATACCCGTTAGATATGTCGTCCGTGTAAAAATTCATGCGTTCAGCTCCTTAAGCAAGAAGTCCACGCTCAACGACGCGCGTGCAAGTTCGTTCTTTTGAACACGCTGGCTATAGCCGGAAATTACCCTAAGAGCGTCCTTGATAAATGATAGGGCACGGTCTTTGGACTCATCTCGAGCACGGAGGGTCGCTTTTTCATCTTGCAAATTGATTGTTATATAGGGAGTTTGAAGCACTTTTCCATCAAACACATCCTCTGGGAATCGTTCAATCAGTCTATACAACGTCTTAGGCGGTACATAATCAATAGCATCATATCCTTCTTCTATTCCAGACTGGAAAGCTGTGAGCAAGGCAGTGTTTGACTGAATTAGGTTCGTAACAGTTTCCTCGACCTCTCCCGCCGATTCATGGACACAATTAACCACGTCAGCAGCGCGGTCTCTGAGAGCAACCGCTAGCTTTTCTCTCAGAAGGTCAAACGCGCTACTTGCTCTATCTTGAAGCGATTGACGATCTATTTTGGCTTCTTGCATCGTCGTCTCCACTAGTTCGGCGTATACCGATACCAAATCAGGCAGACTATCACGAGCTTTCAGTTTCTCCGACAGATACTGCAATAGGAGCATCTTCGCGGTTATTGGGTACTGAGCGAGCAACGGATGCGACGGGTCATAGACAAAGTCACAGTCTATGCCGTCAGACTGAAAGAAGCATGGCTTTTTCTCACCGCGATAAAATATTGAGCCACGGCTTAACTCATACACCCTCACATTTAACGAGCCGGTGTTACCAAACTTATAGTTACGCCCACTCAACTGGCTTACGGAAATAGCCCTTTGAATTAACTCATCCAACTTAGACGTTTCCGGCGAGGGAACGGGTTGGGGAGTAGTCACCGGCAGCGAGCTCGGTTGCGAGTCGTCTGTTGGGTTACCACGAACGATTACCTGTGGCGGCGATATTACCGTCCCACTAATGTATGCGCTAATATCGTCAGACGGAGTTTCTCCCGTATTGACTGAGGTAGTCGCCCTCGCACCCCCGGTGCTCTGCTTTTGGTCTTCCTCTTGAGCGGCTTTCCACCACAAAATGTCGTCTAGGTAGTCGCGTATCCCTTTTCTAAACTCGGCGGCATATCTTTTCGCCACATCGTTAGGAGCAAAGAGACACTTTGTGCCTTTGTCAACCCTACGGAAGGCGTTGACTAAAACACAGAGAGGAGAGGGATTCTGTTCGGAAAATCCCAAAGCCTTTCTTGATTTAGGTAAGAAAGGACCCACACCACAAATCGCCTCTACTGTCTGAGCCCAAGAGTTATCAGAACGGTCAAAGTCGTTTTTTTGGTATGTCGGCAACAGGTAGTCAACGTGCAACTCGCCAACAATACGACCACCTACCGAAGTACCCAATTCCAAGGGATACTGAAGTTCTTTTTGACCGGTGATGGGGTTTTCGTATTGGAACAGTGACTTATCGGATATGAGAATTTTTCGCCCATTCCGTATGAAATCGATGCCGAAATCGTTTGGGTCGGCGTACCGTTGAATTCCAAGCCAGCCAGTTAACCTCTTACCTCGCTCTATGATATGGGCCGGTAAGTCACGTCCCTCTTGCTGGTCAACATAGTATTGTTCCGCTTCATCGGCAGTCAAATAGCAGTTCCGGCTCAAGTCGAAGAGAGCGTCGCCAAGATTTCGATCTATCATCATGCGGGCTGATACATTCTGGTCGCTGTAGCGCACATAGCGAGACTCAGACCAAACGCAATGGTTTCGCGGGCGCAACTGTCTGCCTTTGACGTATATAGCGATTTCCTGATTATTTAGAAGTGACGCATAAATCGCCTCTAGTCGTTGTCGAATTTCATTCTCTTTATTTGGCAACTCAGTAAGTATGCCATGACTGAAAAGGGACAGTATAGTTGAAATAGGGTGAATTAGGGGTGAAATAGCCTGAAAGCTAGCAATGGCATGGGATTACGGCGATGGAAAGAAGAGACGGGTAGTTGCGATGAAGGAACATGAAACTACCGAAGCGGGACAGGTTGTTGCGATATGAAAAGCCCCTCCGAAGAGGGGCTGTTAATATTACGAGGCCAAAGCAAGGCCAAGCCGATTACAGGCGATCCGATAATATGCCGGAGATAGTTCAATCCCGGTTGCGGCATGTCCCAAATTTTGCGCCGCTGCCAGCGTAGAACCTGACCCGGCGAACGGATCAAGAATCTTGGATTGCGCAGGCAGAACTGTCATCAAGTGAGCCATCAGAGGGACAGGCTTGCCCGTGAGATGGTGCTTATCAGAGGGTTTGAGGTAATGACGGAAAACGCCTGCCGGGAACACGCGCGGACGGTCCTGCTCTTTGCCGATGCTACCGCGGGTGGCCACCAGGACGAACTCGGCTTGATTGCGGAACATGCCTTGATGGGGGCGGCATGCCTCCGTCTTGTCCCAAGTGACCACGGAGCGCCATGTCCAGCCCGCCACCTGCAAGGCGTCGCTGGTGGTCGGCAGTTGCCGCCAGTCGGAACACACCATCAGCCAACCGCCCTCGCGCGTCAGGCGCAGCGCCTCCGCCATCCATAAGACCGACCACATGAAATGGGAACGTTGGTCGCGGGTATCGGAATCAAAAGAAGGATGTCTATTGCGGGAAATATACTTGCGCACAGGGGAAGCTTTACGATCCCGCATAAGGAGGATCGGTGATGACTGCATCAAAAGACGCATCCGGCATCGATTTCATGAGGGGCAGACAATCCCCTTGAATCATTGTTTGAGTGTTGGTCATAGGGGCATAAGCATAGCTTATGCACGGCTCTTTTTAAGGAGCGCAAGGAATTTATGATGAATTTGTTATGAAAAATCTAACATAAAATGCTGACCATGAATTTTATGCAGATGTGTCATAAAATCAACGCTTAAGGCGACGCATTAGGTAACGAGCATCCACACCATCAGTTTGCAAAAGAAAGATCGGCTCCCATCCGTCTTTGATCCAAGCATTATGTTCGGAATAGTCTTCATCAATACCGTTAGCCGTTATTTCTCTGTATTCATAGATGGGAGCTCGAAATGCAGGATCATTTGAGCGAAAAGCAATAATCCCTAAAAAAACAGTTATGAGAAGCAACAGTACGATCAGAATATTTGCTTGTTTATAACTCATACAATTTATAGGTGTTGTATTTTTTATTGGCTGACGTTATTGACTAGAAGTTTCAAGGCTTCTCTTAATTTTACTAGTTCCTTCTCTGTCTCTCTCCACTTTTTTTCATAATATGAGGATTCTTGTATCGTTTCAGGGCCGACTTTACGCCACAAATAATCCATAGACACGGCTAGAGCATCAGCCATTCTTTGCAGCTCTCCTGCCTTGGGAATTGATCTCCCTGTAATATAAAGAGAAATAGCACTTTGTGATATTCCGGTAGATTCAGCAAGCATCATCTGTGAGAAGCCCCGTTGCTTCATAAGGGATTTCAAATTGTCATGAAATAACAGTTTCCTAATATTTTTCTTGCCTGTCATTAGAAGTATGGTATGAGTTTTCTCATAGGCGCGCCTTAGAACGGCGCGCCATGAGCAAAACCTATCATGACAACGAAAACAGCACAAGAACGCATCACGCCGCAGTGGTTGCTTGCCCGCGGTTGGTACATCACGGAGGCCGCTAAGGCGATTGGACGGGATCCCAGTCATGTGCGGCGGGTATTGATCGGGGACAGGAAGAGCAAGACTATTGCAAAGTTGCTCCGAGCCTTACCCGAAAAACAACTTACCGGACAACGGAAATGATGACTACTTACCTTAAAAAAGCCCTGGCCCGGCTTCTGGAAATTGCCGTGCTAGCGGCGATGGCCGGAGTGGCAGCCTGGTGCGGGGTTTACTGCCTGGACGATGAAGCCCGGCAAGTAAGGGAAGGAAGAAAAGACCCCCGAACGGCTGTTTTGCCCGTATTACCCGATGAAGGATGAAAAATTGACGCCCCTTGAAAAAAACGTGGTGCTGGCATTGCTTAGCCGTCCCCAGTTCCGACGCTGGGCCGGGCTGCCCGAATCCGGGCCGCTGACGCTGCAACAAATAGCCGATTGTCTGGACGTGTCCCCGCAGACCATCCAGGGGATTGAAGCCCGCGCAAGACTGAAACTGAAAGAAGCCCTATTGAAAGAATTTGCGGACCATGAAAAAATGTGAATTGAGCATCCCGGAAGCAACCCGGATTGCCCTGGGGGTGAGTGAGGCGAACCGCCTGCACAAGTACGCCACCGCCCAGGCGGAAATGGCCGTTGTGGCTGGAAAGAATGCCGTGCTGGCCGTGCTGCGGCTTGGCAGACTGTTGAAAGATTTGAAGGCCGCTACCGTTCACGGTGAGTGGGGACAACTGTTTAAGAAAGAAAACAACACGAAATCGGACACATGTGTCCGATTTGGAGAACAAGCACATTTAGATTTCACAGAAAGGACTGCTCGCCGCTACATGCGCTGCTACCAGGAAGCAGCGGCACGACTGGGGCAGGACGAACGGCCCGCGCTGGACATGGGCCTAGACGGCGAAGCTGTGGAAACCCTGCCGGAACTGGTGAAAAAAGCCACCGGGAACGCCGTTACCCCCCGGCAAATGATGCTGAATTTGCAAGTGGTGAAAGACGGCAGCAAGAGCGCCGCCCAGGCCGCCCGCCTGGCCCAGCACGAAACCATCTTGAAAAACCGGGGGAAAGGCCGTGCCTCCTCCCCCGTAAGCCCGGAACAGGCCATGATGGCCGCGGTGGCAGCCGTGCAGCCGGAAGAAGAATTGAGGGAACAGAAGAAGCAGGTGGCCGTCAAGGACGCCCACCACATTGCAACGCTGATGGCTGAATTCCTGGAAGCGGATTTGCACAGGTATTTGCCCGGAAACGACCGGGAGGCATTTTGTATCCTGTTGAGTGATTTTCAGAAAGTTATCAAGGAAGGAAAATGAATGAATTATCCACCATTGAAGGGCTGCCCGGCTGGGAGGCCCTGCCCGCGGAAGAGCGGCTGAAGGTGCGCAAACTGCACGCGGCTTGCCGTGAAATCGCGGCGGCTCCGAACAAAATGGCCGCTTACAAACTGGCGGCCCAGGCAATGAAAGACGCGGGGCATCCCATGTCCTGGCAGTCCGTCCAACGCAAATTCCTGGCGTGGCAAACAAGCGGCAGTCTGCTGGCCCTTGCCGATTTGAGGATGGCCGGGATGCGTCCCACCCGGGCACGGGTGAAGCATCCGGGATTTGTCGCTTACTGGACGGAACTGCAAACGCGCTGCCAACGCAACGGCGGCCAGGCTTACCCGCTGCTGCTGGACATCTGGCGCAAAAAATCCGAAGTCATACCCGGTTACGAAGGCTGGCCCGGTCATCCTCAAATTCCCGTGGGGTGGAGCAAGAAAAACCTGATGCGTATTAAACCCGCCGCCCTGGAAGCCAGGGTGATGAGGGAAGGCATCAAGGCCGCGGCCCCTCTGCTGCCGATGGTGCTGACTACCCGCGTAGGCATGGAGGCCGGGGAATACTATGTTTCCGACGATAACTGGGTGGATGCGCACGTGATTTGCGGCAAGCAGATTGTGCGCCCCTTGCAGCTGGGCTGCCTGGATATTGCCACCGGAAAAATGGTGCACTGGGGCATGATGCCCCGGATGATGCGCCAGGACGGGACGCACGCCGGATTGACGGAGCGCTACATGCGCATGTTTGTGGCGGGGCTGCTGGCAAATGTCGGCATCAATACGTCCCGGGGAACCACCCTTGTGGTGGAAAACGGAACGGCAGCCATCCGGGCGCACATGGAGCAAGTCTTGCTGGACCTGTTTGACGGCGCGGTGAAGGTCCACCGTTCCGGCATGGAAGGGAAAACCCAGGCATTGCTCCGGGGGTATGAAGGCCGCCAGGGCGGCAATCCCCGCGGCAAGGCGCACCTGGAATCCGTGTGGAACCTGACGGCCAATATATGGAGTTCCTACCTGCCCGCTCCGTCCGGCCATGACCGGACAGAGCCGGAATGGCTGGCGGGCCTGATGAAGGAGCAAAAGGCGCTGCTGAAAAAGCAGGGCTATCTGGAAATCAGGGATCCGGACCGGGCCGCCATGCTGCGGCATCTGATGACAACCTTTGAACAACTTACAACCGATATAGCCTGGCGCGTGTACGATGCCTTTAACGATCGGACCGACCACGCCCTGGAAGGATGGGAACGGATGGGGCTGGTGGTGCCGATGGTGCGCCTGTCCACGGACGGCGACTGGATCACGCTGACGGACAGCATACCGGAAGCGGACCGCCACACGCTGCTGAACATGGCCGCCCGCGATCCGGAAAGGCTGGTCAGTTCCCGCCGCCTTTCCCCCGCGGAAGCCTGGAACCTGAAACTACAGCACCAGCCTCCGCTGCGGAAAGCGACGCAATGGGAAATCGTGGATTTGCTATCCCGTGACCTGGCCGTGAAAACGGTGGTGAAAGGCTCCTACATCGTCCTGCAAAACAAGGCGGTAAGCATGGACCGCCTGTACTACCCGGCCAGCATCGTCACGCCGGAAGGGTATCAGCGCATCCTGCCCAGCGGCATGGATGTATGGGTGATGCTCAACATGTTTGACGATCAGCACTTGTACATCATTGATGGAAAAGGGCGCTGTCTTGGTATGAGCACGTTACAGCAACGTGTCCCCTATTATGACGAGGACCAGGTGCGGGCGGCTATGGGAAGGAAGAAGAAAGCCACGGCGGCAGCCTTGCAGGAAACGCGCGTCCACCACGCCCGGAAAGAAGCGGCCATCGTCGGAACACGCCTGTACAACCGCCAGGTGGCGAAGGGGGCGCCCATTACGGTGCAAGGGCTGCTGAACGCCGAAGGCACGGATGCCGCCGCCCTGGCCGCCGTGAAAAAACTGCCCGGCATCAGCCTGTTGCCGGAAACGGAAATACCGGAAACGGCATCCCCCCAAAAAGAAAGCCATCCGAAAATTTCATTTTTATAAATACTATGGACAGAATAACATATACAAAAAACGACAGCGATCCGCGGCGCTTTTTGCCTGCCGTTACCAGCGGGCCATATCCCCAGGAAGCGAAGCAGACATTAGCCTGGCTTATCTCCTACGCCGCAGAACACAACTGGACCCTGGGCGATATGGCAGCCCAGGCCGGAGTGTCTGCCAAGACAATGCGCTCCATACTAAAAGGCATCTACGAAGCCAATGCGGAACCGCATCTGCTGGCCCTGGCCGCACTCCGCGCCCGGCTAACTGTAGATCAGGCGGGCGAAGATTTGCCATTTGTGGAAACAAAACTTGCCCGTTATACGATGGATCTTGCCGAATTTACACGGCGCTACCATTACGCGGCGGTGATGATCGGACCGACGCAGTGGGGCAAGACCGAAGCCGTGAAGGAATACGCCCGGAGGCATCCGGACAAGGTGGTGCTGGTGCGCTGCCCCGTGTCAGCCAGTCCTACGCGGCTGCTCTACCGGATTGCCAAGCAGATCGGAGCGGGAACGACGCTGAAACCGGAAGATATGATCGACCGCATCCTGCGCTACCTGACCCCTGATCATTTACTAATCATCGACGAAATTCACCATGTTTTGCGCAGCGACAAGATGGGAATGAAAGGCGTGGAGCAGGTGCGGGAACTGCGGGACATGTCCGGCTGCGGACTGCTGCTGACGGCCACCCCCGAATTTGAGGCGGCAATGGAAGAAAGCCCGGTCTGGTCCGACATGCTGAAACAGCTGTCCAAACGCAACGCCTGCCGGGTGTACCGCCTCCCCTCCGCCATCAGCACGGAAGACTTGCGCCAGGTATGGGAATTTTACGGATTCCCGGAACCGGACGCGGGCCTGCGGGCCTCCGTCGAAGCCGCCGCCCAGGACAGCGGGTACGGCGTGATTACTAAAAGAATGAACCTGGCCCGGATAGCCGCTAAAAACGCGGGTGTGCCCGTGACCTGGGATTATTACCTGGGAGCCATCAAGAAGCTGCAAGACATGGAAGACGGCAACATGCCGGATGACGTGTAACCCTCTACATCCTATGAATCAAGACACGACGACACCACAGCCCCACCCGTGGGTGACAACCTCCACGCCGGACAACCTGCGCAATCCGCAGCTGCTTCAGGATTTGTCGGAAATCGGCATGACCTGCCTGCTGGGCTGGCATGCCCTGATGGACACGCCCCACAGTTATGCCGCGGAGTCTGTGTGGTACGGCAAAGCAAAAACATGGGCGGAGGAATTGGAACGCCTGTATCTCACCTATACGCAAGGAGACGACTGGATGACCCAATTCCCGGCCCCCCAGCAACACATCATCAGCCAGGCGGATGCGGACATGTCCCGCGCCTATGGGATGCTCTTCTGGAACAATCCCATGCCGGATGGCAGCGACCCGAAAACAGCCATAACGCAACGGCTCTTGTCCGCCCATAACATCATCCGCCACCTTGTCAAAGGCGAAGGCGGCCTGCCTTATGGCAGGCTGCCCAGGGTGGGGGAACCTGAATTCCTGGCTTATGACCCGGACGCGGAAAGATGGGTTGCCGGACGCGGCATTGAAGACCTGGAAGACGACAGATACCAAGACTAACAATCAACACCACCATCATGTACAGCACCAACACCAACCATCAACAGGACAGGGGGCAGCAAGCCCCCAATGTCAAGCCAGCCCCCAAAGGCGGCCACTTTGTCCTCCACATTGAGGACGTTGCCACGGACAACGACAAACTTGGACTGGCTATTTACTGGTCAGCCGTGCGGGAAACCGCCTATGAAACGCCAGCTTTCCGCGTCTTTGCGACGCTCAAAGAGGTGATTAACCGAAACGCTGACGCCATCGGTGAAATCATGGCCGATGCCATCAATCGCAAACGGGAGGACAAACAATGATGCAGAACACATTTTATTGGGAGGCCGCCCGGTACATATCCGTGGCGATCATACCCGGTGCGGGGGCAAGGTATTTCACTTACGCCAACGAATCTGACGCACGCCGCCATGAAACCAGCATGAGGGAGTGGCACGGCTCCCAGGGAAGTTTCACATATTACACCATCCGAGACGCCGGGAACATCCTGCGGGCGGCGGAACATTGGACCATGTGCCGGGATTGTAAACGATGCCGACCCTCCCGGCCCCATCTCCGCCAACCGGGGAAGCAGCATGAATGCGACCTCCTGGGAACGGATGGGCACTGGTACGTGGACCCGGAGAAGGACGGCTGCACCTGGGGAACCAGAAGGGAGGAAGAACACAAACCGGAAACCAACATCCATGAATAACATCGAACAGGAAACAATCTGCTTTCAGATTAACTTGGAACTAGGACGGTTCCCGGGGAATCATGACTACCACGTGACCTATGACCCGCGCTGCCGGGAAATCGGGGTGCAACTGGGAGAACTGGGCGTCCAGTGGGTGCCCGTGGACGCCGAGAAATTTTACTCCTGGCTTCACAATACCCCCGGACTGAAATGGACGGACGTGGTGGCCATGCTGGTCCGCAAGCTCCGCCAGACGAAACAACTCAACAAACAACATAACAATGGGAAAGATACGCACAACCACTAAAGCAACCGACCAGCAGGTTATCAAAGACCAGGACGAATTCTGCCGGACCTTAGACGACATCGCCCGCAAGGGTGTTGAACTGGACACCTTGCAGGCCGCCAAGGAGACCGCCATGCAGCAAGTGCTCACCGAGCATGATCCCAAAATCAGCGAACTGGCCAGGGAGATTGCCCGGCTCACCAAGATGGCCGAGCAATGGGCCTCCCCCCGCAGGGACGAGCTGTTTGTCAAGGGCCGTAAATCCGGCACCACCGCCCTGACTACCTACGGCTACCGCTTGGGGCAGCCCTCCCTCAAGCCCGCGCCGGGCTGGACCTGGGACAAGGTTGTCGCCCTGCTCAAGAGCACCCGCCGCAGGGCCTACCTGGTCACCAAAGTAACCCCGGACAAGGATGCGATCCGCCTGCATGTCAAGCCTCACAAACTCGCCAAGCTGGGCATGCAGATCAAGCAGGATGAAACGTTTTACGTAGAGAGAAGCACCAGGAGTGACGACTAAATACCAATGCCGGAAACGGCCCTCCGGCCTCTACGACGTAACGGTGATCACGCCGGAGGGCGGAAAAAGTATCATCTACAGCATGGAGGAAGACCGGAAAAACAACCTGATCCGAGTGATCAGGGAATACAATGAAGAAACTGCACGCATCAAAGCCATTAAACCACGCAGCGACAATGGAAAAGTCATTATCAAATAAGCAAAAGGCCGTATTGGCGCAGCTGGCCGTCCGGGCCTACAAGCAGCTGCAAGCATACGGCTGCCCGGTGCCGTCCCTGGAAGAATGGCGGCACGACGAGACCTGGAAAGCCACCGGACACACGGATTCTTTCACCCGCGCAACACAAAAAGATTATACGCTGATTTACAATCGTTTTGCCGCCTACCTGGGATATGAAGCCATCAGAGACAACACCTACACGGAAATGGACAAGGCATTGCACATCCTCCGGGATAGCATGCAACGCTATGAAATCGGGCCGGAATATCTGGCGGAGGTTGTGCGGGATCAGCTACATCTGCCCTGCACGAGCAAAGATGTTTATGGGCAGTTACGGAAATTTGCCGCGCTGGAACACGTGCGGAATCTGAACTACACGGTGATCAACCGGGGCCGGGCCGCCGCCCGAAAGCTGGCGGAAGAAACAGGATTTGAAACCTATGAACCGCACGCAATCCTGGGGACGATTCCCCCGGGAGGGCTGGCAGATCATGTGGGAGCCGTCCGAGTGCCCAAGGCCGTCCAGGACGCTGGCCGGAGAGCAGCTGCCCCCCTAGCCCCCGAACCGAAAACGGCCAGGGGATGGAGCGACACGGTGTCATTTGAAGACGAATTCCCCCTGTAACTTTTCGCATCCCTGCGGATGCGCGGATTGAAACAACAGAAAAATCATCATGCCCCCCTTAAAGCCAGGAGACAACATCAACTGTTATGTTGTAGATGGCAATGGCCAGCAGTCCGGCTATGCAGTACATGCGCTTGTTGTTGCCACCAAGCAATCACTATTTGCTGACGGACTTTATTCAAGCGTCCTGTGCATTATGGACGAAAGGACGGACAAGCTGATAGAAGACCATCAGGACGAGGAAATGACGCCCTTTGTCCGCGCTTTATGTTGCGATGATTAGCCCAATGGGCAGATACAATTCAGGCCGCCAGGTAGCTCCTGGCGGCCTTTTTGTTGATCAGAATTTAGTGTCGAGGACCAGCCATGTATTGCCCAGCACATCTTTGCACATGGTAAAGCCCTCAAAATCCCAGACCAGCACGACAGCCTGTTCGGCGAGTTTATAGCTCTTTCTGTCAGGGTCCTGCATGTCAACTACCGCGATCATTTTCAGCTCGGATTGCATTTGATGATGATAACATCTGGCATGAGACTGTCGACTTTATTCTGTGTTTGCGAATTTGCGCCCCTGCTCCTGAAAAACCGTTAAGCGTGTGGTAATATGGACACATGGACGAAAATTTGCGCCGCTGGGCTAATGGGCCGGAATGTAGCGTTGCCGAAGCTGCCCGCATATTAAAGGTAAGCCGGGAAACAGTGCGGCGCATGATATTGAGGGGGGACTTGTACGCCTGGCCTGCCGTGCCCGGAGGCGTAAAAAAGCTATTGTGGGAGGGGCAAGTGCGGGATATGGCGGCGGCAGCGCGGGCAGAAGCCATCCAGCGCGGGAAGATGATGCAATCCACCTTCAACTTTTTTTAGCACATTTGCCACAAACGCCACATTTGCCACAAATGCCACATAAAGAATGCGGAGCCTGGGCTAGAGTGCCCGCATGACTAACAAGCAAGATTTTGGCGGAACAAAAAACGGAGATGAACTGAATCGTGGTAATCATGGGAATGAAGCCCTCGCGTCGGGAGACGCCGGGGCAACTACGCCCCAGCAAACGAAAAAGACGACCACGCCCTGGTACTTGTCCCGGACGTTTTGGATCAACCTTGCCGCCCTCCTGTCCCTGCTCCTGCCGTCCGTCCGCGAGTGGCTGGAAAACAACCCTGTGGACTTTGTGACCGCCCTGGGCGGCGTGAATGTCCTGCTGCGGTTTATCACTTACGGGAAGCATCAAATTTCATCCGACAGCGATGATAGCGATACCGCCTCCGGCGATGGAGGCGGAAATGAATCGAAGTCCCGGCCCCTGGTGCCAGGCGAGAACGACCTGGCAAATTCGTCCATAGCCGGGGCCGGGACTTCCGATCCGGCCAAGCTCGAAACCATCAGACGCCGCCTATGTCTGACGATTGGCGCGCTGATGGTGATGCTGGGAGGATCATGCAGCAGCGAAGCCACCGCATCCACCAGCGTGAGCCTGTCCGAAGGGCAGGCGGTGATTGTCCGCGGCGGTTCCTCCCTGATGATTGACCGGGGGGAAAGAAAGCTGCTGTGGAATCAGAGCGTGCCGGAAGTGGTGATCGCCCCGCCCGTGGTGCAGAAAGGAAAATAGTTAATAAGTAACAGTGAAGAAAGGAAAGCATCATGAAATATGCCGAACTTAAAACCCATACGCTGGCGTGGCAGCGCTCCTTGAAATTTGCCGGATTCTACCGCGGCCAGCTGGACGGCTTGGCCGGACCGCTGACCCGGGAAGCCGCTACGCAGTGGGAAACCAGCCACAGCCAGCTGCAAGCCAGATACGGCCAGGTGGACAGCCGCTCCGAGTCTTATCTATGGACCTTGCAACCGCTGGCCGCCATGCGGGTGCGCCAGGTAATCGTAGCTATGCGGCAGCAGGCTGACTGGAAAATCATTTGCGGCGTCCGGACCTACGACGAACAGGACGCGCTATATAACAAGCGCCCCCGCGTCACCCGGGCCAGGGGCGGCCAGAGCATGCACAATTTTGGACTGGCCGCGGACTTTTGCCTGTTTGAGGACGGGCAGGACATCTGGTCCCCCAGCGAAGGCCCAAAATCCATTTACGCGCCGCTTGCCGAAGCGACCCGCCAGGCGGGCCTGGTATGGGGCGGAGACTTCCGCGCCATCTACGACCCCGGCCATATCCAGCTGGGGGAAATCGCCACAACCGCCCTGCATCGTGCCTATACCCAGGGCACGTCCACCCTTGCCGAATTATTGAAATGATGATGCAGCTATTGGCGGAAGCGAGCACGATAGATGCCGGAGCGGTTGGCCAGATAATAAGCACCCTTGTGGGGGCTGGCGCTATTGGCGGGGGTGGCTACGTGATGGGTAAGGCTCGCAAAATATCCTTGTCCAATGATCCCCTCAATGTCCGCAAGGCCAACGAATACGCCACCAAAGAGGATATTGCCCGGCTGGAACGAGAAATCCGAGACATAAAAAATGACCGGAAAGAAGACCTGGGAGACATATATGACCGCCTCAACGAACAAGGCAGAGACCTGCATGAAATCATCGGCATGCTGAAAACCCTGACCCCACCGAACAAGAAATGAACCGAACCGCCGAAATCAGACTGGCCATCCTGAGGGACCTGGCCCATGTCCCCGCCGGACTGCTGCGCCGTGAAGATGACATACGCTGCCGGGTGCAGCTGCAAGTGGTGCCGTCCCCGTCCCGCGCGGAAATTGAAACCGAGATGAAGGAACTGGACGCGCTGCGCCTGATCACGGGCATCTCCAACAAGATCACGGGAGAAATGCGCTGGCGCATTACGGATGCCGGACAAGCTGAACTTAGCAACCAGTAACCCCCCTACACCCATGCGCAAGCCCAGGCCGGACAGCACCATCCACAACTTGCCGGAGGAATTGCGGCAAGCCGTGGACGACGCCCTTGCCGCCAACGCCACCCTGAAGGATGTACAGGCCATTCTGGCGGAGGGAGGCGTGCGGCTGTCCCTGCAAAGCATCAGCGAGTACTACAAGCTGCACCTGCTGCCCCGGATATGGGCGGCGGAAGACCACAATGCCGCCCAGCTTGCCAAAATCAAGCGGGGCAACGTCACGAAGGCCACCCATGCCGCCGTGCTGCAAACCTGCTACGAAGTCATCACGCGCCCGGGCAAAAAATCCGCCGCGGATTTGCAACGCCTTTACGGCATGGTGCTGGCCGGACAAAAGGCCCAAATGGAAGCCCAGCGGCTGAAACTGGACATTGACAAATGGCAAATGCTGGCCGCCCAGGCGCTGCTGGACAAGGCCACCAGTCCGGAAGTCCAGGCGATTGTCGGCAGCAACGAAACCAACGAAAGCAAACTGGCCAGGCTGCGCGCCCTGCTGTTTGGCCAGCGGAAAACAGTCACCCCCGAATTTGTAGATGCCCCATCATCCTGACAATTTCCGGGCAGTCAACCTGCTGGCCTTTCAGGACGCCGCGTTCTGCGTGGCTTTCCGCATCTGCTTTTTCATGTGGCGGCGGCAGGGCGGCAAGTCCTACACGATTGCCAGCAAGGCCATCGACCGCATGATTGAAAAGCCCTGGCGGAATTGCTTTTTTGTGAGCGCATCCATTGCGACCGGAAAGGAAATCGTGGAGAAGGAGGCAACCATCTGGCACGACGCCCTGGGCGCCCTGAAAGCTTGCCAGGACAAGCTGGGCAAGCAGCTGGGCGGCAACGTCATCGACAAGACCAGCAAGGAACTTTTGAACGTGGACGACTTGGCGGAACTGATGGACAAGCAGGCGGCCCAGGTCAGGATTTACCACACGCGGACGGCGTACAGCCGCACGAAGATCCTCGCCCCCAATCCCGACACGGCCCGGGGCTGGACGGGTGACGTGTTCGGAGATGAAATCGGCTTCTGGCCGGACTTCAAAGGCGTATGGGACGCGGTGGAACCGATCATCTCACGCAACCCGGAATTCCTGTTCTGGCTGTTCAGCACGCCGCCCGCGGACGATACGCATTACACCTACGACCTGCTGAACCCGGGCCTGCGGACATTTGAACCGAACGCCGCCGGGAACTGGTACAAGACGGAACAGGGCTACCCGGTCCACCGTGTGGACGCTCTGGACGCCGAACTGGCCGGGCTGCCGCTCTATGATCCGCTGTCCGGCAAGGTGGTGCCCTACGAAGAATTCAGGGCGCACAGCCTGGACCGCGCGTCGGTGGATCGCAACTATGGCCTGAAGTTTATTCAGGGCGGCACGGCAGCCATCCCGCTGGGCTGGCTGAACCGGGCGCAAAACATGGGCCTGGGCCATTGCACGGGCCTGGACCTGGCCGGGGAGGAGGTGTGCGCATGATCGCGATCCGTGAAGCCATCTCCCCGAACTGGGCGGAATCCCTGTGCGCCGGAAAAGTGTGTTTCGGGCTGGACGTAGCCAGCACGGAGGGCAAGAAGTCCAACCCGTCCAGCCTGACGGCCACGGAATACTGGGACCGCATATATTGGCAGCGGCTGGTGGTCAGGTGGAAGACGGAGCACTACGCCGTCATGCTGGGCATCCTGGAACTGGTCATTGGGGCCGTGCCTCGCGAGCAGCGCGGCGTGCTGGTGGTGGACACCAGCAATGAAAAATTCCTGGCGCGGGAACTGGCTAAAGACCTGTCCGGCCTGGTCCGGGTGGTGGGGTTTTACGGGCAGCAGGTTGTCCGCTACTGCGGCGAAAAATCCGACGCCAAGACGGCAATGGGGGCCGCGTATTGCTCCGCCCTGGAAGACGCTCTCATTGCCATGCCTCCGGGCAAATGGCTGGAAACGGACCACCGCCTGGTGACGCGCAACGGCGCACGGTTCGAGGCCGATGTGGACGCGCAGGGCAACCACGCGGACACATTTGACAGCGGCAAGCTTTCCTACTGGGGCCACGTCGGGACCGGGCTGGAATCATGCAGCCCGTCATCCTGGCGGCACAAGTCCCGCCAGGGCAAGAGCAGGAAGAGCAGTAACCGGGCCTCCGGCACCCGCCGCTGGGGCGGCATCAGGACCAGGAGATTTTAACACGATGAACATTTTACCGCAATTTGTGAACAGGATGATTGGCAGGCCAGGGAATTTCCGGACTGGCATGATCAGGCTGATCGGCTTTTTGTCCCGACGCTCTCAAAAGGAAGGCCGGAACCCGCTGCCATTCCTGACGCCGCAGGAAGCCCGCGCCCTCTATGAATTGTACCGGAAAGGCCAGTATGCCGACGTGATGCTGTGCTGGGCCGCCCTGGAAGAAACGGACGACATGCTGGGCACGGTCCTGGACCGCCGCGCCTCCGCCCTGGCGGAAATGACTGACGACGTGAAGGTGGATGCCAAAGCCATCGGCAACAACCCGGACTTGCAAACGCTGGCCGACGAGCAGCAGCAATGCCTGGCGGAATATTACGGCAAGATCGACAACTTGAGGGATGCGGTGCGGTTCATGGGATCGGCTACCTTCCGCGGGTACGCGCACCTGGAACCCGTGGCCGGAGGCGGCAGAATCAGGATGGAACCCGTGGACCAGTGGCTGATGGCCCGGCCTGTCAAGGGCGGGGCCTGGTATTACAACGAATCCGCCGACAGGTCATGCGCCAAGCTGGAAGCCGTGGATGAAAGCCGCCTGATCATCCGTGAATGCCTCCGGCCCGTGGACCTGCCCGCCATGTTCGCCATCTGCGCCAAGGCCCATGCCCTGGACGGGTGGGACGGATTCATTGACGTGTTCGGCAACCCGGCCATCTTCTTCAAATACCCGCCAAACACTTCTGACGAACAGGCACGGGAATATGACCGCATCGCCGAAGAGATGATCGGGGACGGGCGCGGCGGCTACCCGGACGGAGGGGACATCAAGACTGTGGAAACGACGGCCCGCGGAGGGGACACCTTCAAACAGCGCTGCGAGTGGTGCGACAAGCAGATTGTGCGCCGCGGCACGGGCGGCGAGCTGACCGTGCTGGCGGAATCCGGCAGCGGGACGCTGGCGGGCAACGCCCACCAGGAAACATTCCGCATGTTGGCGGCGGGCGAAGGCGCGGAAATCTCCGAAAGCTTCAACCGCCAAATGAGCCGCCGCCTGCTGGACCGCCATTTCCCGGGAAGGCCGCATCTGGCCTACTGGACGCTGGAATACGAAGAAGCGGAAGACGTAGGCAAGCAGGTGGACAACATCACGAAATTGGCCGCCGCGGGATATATTGCCGACGAGGAAGAAGTAAGCGAGGCGTCCGGCTATACGGTCACGTACCGGGCGCCGCAGCCGTCCCAGGAACAACCCTCCTTCCCCCTGCTGGCCAACAGCCGCGGAAACTGGCAACACATCCCCGCACAGATTGAGCAGACCAGGAACAACGCCCCCCTGACGGCCCAGGAACTTGCCCTGCTGGAAAAGCTGCTCAACGCACAGCCGAACCCGGCCATGATCCGGAATGATGCCCGGAAGCTGGAAACGGCCATGAAACGCGCCGCAGGGCTGGAAGTGGGCAATGACCCGGAAAAAGCAGGAAGCACCCCGGCAGCACCCCGGCAAAACGCAAATTCAGCCGGAAACGGCGACCAGGAAAACCTGCTGGCCAACTACGGCACCAGCGAAGGGGCCAGGAAGGGCTGGGACAAGCGGGGCCGCGGGCAGCATGAGGCCATCGGCCAAACCGGAACGGCCAAAAGCCTGGGACTGGAAAAATTGTCCGCCCTGACCCCCGACCCGGCCAGCAGCCACAGCCACCCGGGAAGAGCGCGGAAAGCCCTGACGCGGGGATTTACGGCCCGGTCCATCGACGGGCAGGACGTGCATTTCAGCAAGGGCGTCCTGGATCACTGGGAAAGCACCCAGCCCCCCAAAACGCCCGAGGAACAGAACCGGAGATTGCGGCGTTTATCTGAAGCAGTCCGTGCCGTGAAAAACCCGCACGAAGTGTGGGAATCCCACAACGGCCAGAAGACCTACCTGCGCGTGTACAAGGATGACGCCGGGAAATTTGCCATGAGCGGATTTATCACGGGCAAGGATGGCCAGGTGAGAAGCTTTTTCCACAGCCGCCGACTGAATGGAGCCGAAAAGATGAGAAAGGGAACCCTGAAATACAAGAGATAAAAGAAGTACGGACGGGAGGGCCATCTCCCCGCACGGGCTAACGCGGCCTTAACGGATGGCCCCCAGGCCGCGCATCACCGTAACAACACCGTAACCAACACAGACAAAAAGTCAAGAAGGATGAAAACCATTACATTGGAAGATTTGCAGCCCTGGGAAAACCCGGGGGACGGCTGGTATAACATCGAACGCTGGGGGGAACATCCCCAGCAGACAGCGGACGGAAAAAAATATGTCCAGGTCATCGACGATGAGGCCGTGCGGGCCATCGTGGAAGCAGGCGTCCCGGAAGAAGGGCTGCTGACCGACGTGGAACATGTGTCCGTTGCCGTCACCGGGCCGCGGGATAGCCGGGCTTACGGCTGGGTGCGCGAGCTTGCCGCCCTGCCAACGGCGGAAGGGCTGCAACTGTGCGCCCGGATTGAATGGACGCCGCTGGGCCTCCCCCTGGTCCGGGACCGCATCTACAAACATTTTTCGACCGTGTACAGCGTGGAGCTGTGCGCGGACCTGGGAGGCGGACGCCTCCGCCCCCTGCAACTCGTCGGGCTGGCCCTAACCAACCAGCCCAACAACCCCGGCCAGCGCCCGATCACCAACAGTCAGGCCGCGCCGATCAACGACAACACAAACCAACAAGACAACAACATGGAAGAATTGAAAAAAATCGCCGCCAAGCTGGGACTGCCGGAAGACGCCGCGCTGGACCAGATACTGGCAACAATCGACGCCCTGATGGCCGCCGAACAGGAAGCCGCGGAAGCGGAAGCGGAAACGCTGCTCAACAGCGAAGACCTTGCGACCTTGACCCCCGAGGAAAAGAAGGACCTCAAGGAAGAACTGCTGACCAACCGCGAGATGGGCATCAAGATGATCAACCTGCTGGCCAACCGCAAGGGAGGCGGCACGTCCGGGGGCGCTCCGAAGTATGCCCGGCCCGGATATCGCCGGGAAACCCAGGCGACCAGGGGAGGCAAAGGCATGGGGACGGACCGCGGCCAGCTGCTGGTGAATACGGCCCGCGACATCCAGGCGCAAGAAAAGGCAGCCGGGCGTCTTTGCTCGTTTTGGAAAGCGAAGAACCTGGCCAAGATCCGGCTGGGGCAGAAGTAAACCGCTCCTGGCATTTGCTTTTAACTATTCATAACCAGAAAACAACATGGCAATTATCCATCAACAGGCCGTCATGAGGGCGGAAAGCGGCATGGACCTCCGCAAATGCGAAGGCTGCTTCGTGAAGAAAGACACATCGGGCAAGTTGGTCTTGTGCGGTAAATCCGACATCCCCCTGGGCGTGGTCCACGTCGGCGGAGACGAAGGAGAAGACACGGATTACATCCTGCCCGCCCATCAGGGGATCGTGGGGGTGCGGTTGAGCGAATCCCCCGGCAGCGTGGAAGAGGGAACCAGGCTTGTCCTGGACGACGGAGGCACCGCTACGGCCGGAGATACTGGCACCCAGGTGGCCGTGGCCTGCGAGCCGGGAACCGGGGGGCAGCTGTTGGAATCCTACTTGACCCTCCCAACCGTGCAGGCGGCCCCTGCCGGAGACTGACGCACTCAACAACCAACAATAAGCAATAGATACTAACATTATATGTTTCAGAATGCTGCAAGCTACAACGGTTATTTGACCGAGCTGTGCCAGGCCGCTTATGCGGACGAGGCGGACAGTATCAGCCGCAAATTGTTCCCAACCGTGGGGGTGAAAACCGCCGTGGGAAGTTACAAGAAGCGGGACATCGACAACGCGTTCCGCGTTTATAAAACGGCTCTGTCCAGGGGGAATTCTCCTACGCGGATAGACACCAATGCCACGGACGATTTTTACAACTGCAAGCCCCACGCATTGGAGGTCGGCAGTTGGAAATTCGACATGGAACAAGACGGAGGAGGAGACGATGAGCGGGAAAGCAATCTTCAGGATTTGATCAGTTCCCAGCTGGTCACGAGGGAAGTTGAAGCCGTCACCATCTGGAAAGCAGGGGTGCCCGTTACGGCTGGAAGCGGCAACTGGACCAGCACCGCCGGACAGAAAGCCAACATCATCCAGGAACTGGATAACCTGGCCCTGACGATCCAGGCGGCTATCGGGCGCAAGCCGACGCATTTGATCCTGGGGCTGAAAGCCTGGGTGATCATGAAGAATCATCCGTTCTTCCTTAATCGCCTTCAGGGGTTGGAACTGACTGCCAGCCTGGACATCCTGAAGAACATGCTGGTGTTCCCGGACATTGACGTGTCCCTGGCATCCATGCCCTACCAGCCCGCAGCACGCGGGAAGTCCGGCAAGATGCAGGGCATTATGGGATCGGACATTTTCATGTTCTACTCCCAGGACGCGCCGACGCGCAACGACATGTCAGCAGCCAAGGATTTCACGCTGGAACCTTCCGGCCCGGAAATCCTGTCCGAAGAACGGACGCTGGAAGTGGTGGACATGATGTACTGGTCCACTCACCGGAAAGTGACCAATCCGGCAGCCGCCGCACGTATCGAAGTATCGTAACCAGGAATGGCAGATTGACGAGGACTGTTCCGGGGGCGCAACGCCGCCCCCGGAACTTACCGGAAGGAAAAACCATGTGGAACCCATTAACTGAAGATGTGCTGAACCAGGTACTGAACGCCGGGGAACTGGCCAGCGTAACGCGCGACCGCGCCCAGGTGCAGCCCGATCCCATCCCCGGCATCCTGGCCGAGACGGCGGCCACCATCCGCAGCCGCATTGCCTCCGGAGGCCGCACCAGGTTACAGGGAAGCCCTGACTGCATCCCCGCGGAACTGATGGCGGAAGCCGGGGCCATTGTCCGTTACCGCGTCCTGGTCCGGTTTGCCCTGGCCATGACGGACGAGCGGAAAGCGGAGTGGCAGCACGCCAATGACGTGCTGAAGGAATTATCCTCCGGCAGCTACGTGATCACCGATGACGCCAGCGACAAGACCCCCAGCCCTCACTATTCCGGAAGGCCGATCCGGTGGGGCATGAGCCGCCACGGCGGGGTGATGTAAGGCCCGCGCATGCGGGCAGTGAACAGTTAAAAGCGAATAGTTAATAGGATGCCAAGCGCCGAAGAAATACTGATGGGAAAGCGGCTGATGCCGACCAACTTGAATTCCGCCCAGCTGGAACAAATGGGCCGGGAATTCACGCAGCGTGCTGTTTTTTCGGCTGGCTGCAACCATCTTCAGACGGTTCAGGCAATCCGGGACGGATCCCGGAAAATTTTGAACGGCGAATGGCTGAATGCTTCCGCCCGCGAGTTTTTGCAGGCGGTACTTAAATTTTACAATTATGAGGCCCCGGAGGATGCCGAGGGGACGATCCGGGACATGACGACACCCGGACGCCAGAATTTGATTTTTGACCAGACAGTGGCCCAGGCGCGGAACTATGCCTGGAAGGAAAACCTGCTGGCCGACGACAGGCCCCACGCCTGGCAGCTGGTTCGGGTGGGAACCAGAAAAGAACCGCGGGACTGGGACACGCGCTGGAAAGAAGCCTATGCGCAGCTTTCCCCCGCGGAACGCCGGGGAGTAGATGCTGAAGGAAAACGTGCCCTGGTGTCCAGCCGGATATGGAGCTTGCTTTCCCGGTGGGGCACGGGCTACCCGCCTTTTGACTTTAACAGTGGGATGGGTGTGAAGTCCGTATCGGCGGACGGGTTGCAGGACGCGGCATCCGGACGGGAAGATTTTAACAGAGCCGAGGCGAGCATGAAAGGAGTGGATCAGGATTTGCGCGACTGGATCAGCCGCAACCTGGATGTGCAAGTGAGCATCCGCGGGGACAAGGCAATCATGGAAGGAGGCCGGGCATGATCAGTTTACAGGTGAATCTGGACATGTCCGTTGCCCTGGCCAGGATGGTCACGCCGGAGGATTTGCAGGCCATGACCCGGCACGCCGGGGACGATTTGCGCGACCTGCTGAAGAATCATTTTATCGACCGATCCCAGCAGACCGGATCGCGGAACTACTGGGCCGGGGCGGCGGAAGCCACGGAAAGCCATATGGAGGGCCGCACGGCCCGCGTGACGGTGAGCCATACGGGGGTGCGCCTGCACCTGCTGGGCGGCACGGTCCGGGCGACTGGCCGCATCTCCCCCGTGACGGGCCGCCCCACCAAAAGCCTGCTTGTCCCCGGGCCGGATTCCCCTTTGCGCAAGCGCCGGATCACGCTGGCCGAGGCCGGAATTCCCCAGGAGGAAATCATGGTCTTGTACAGCGTCAAAAGCCGCATGCCCTACCTGGCCCGCGTCCAGGAGCGTAAGCGCATGTACAAGGGCTGGAAGCAGAAAATAACGCCGCTGGGGCTGCTCTTGAAATCCGTGACGCACGACCCCGACCGCACCGTGCTGCCGTCGGACGCGGAACTGACCGACGCCGTGAAAACCTCCGCTGTGGACACCCTGGCAACTAGAATTTCCAACCGATTGAACAAGCATGAATGATGAACTACCAGACGGCCCCGAATACGTGTTTGCCCAGGCGGTGATCGACCGCCTGGCCGGAAAAAAAGAACTGGCCAATTACGTGATTCCGGACCCGTTTGACGCCAGCGACCAAGTGAACAACCTTGCCCTGGCCGTGGCGCAGTATGATGCGGCCATCGCGGTCATGCCCCAGGCACCCCAGCCGCCGCCCTGGAAGGGTGTGGACATGCCGGACCCCGGCGTGGTTGTCGCCACGGCAGCCATCCTGGTCATGACGACCGGGCAAGTGGGGGCTGACCCCACGATCCGCCGCTTGTCCGCCCTGACCGCCGCCGTGCTGCGGCGGCTGCGCAAATGGTCCCCGCACAATGACGAGCTGGCCGGGACAGCCCCCTGGGTGGCGGAAATTACAGAACTAAGCACGGAACAAGTGCCGGAACTGAAGAACGTGGACGGCAGAGTGATTTTCCTCTCGATCCGAGAAAACCTGACCCCATAGCAACAACATGGCAAAGACAGAAAAAGAACAGACGGCCCCGGCATCCGCCGCGGGGGAAGCAGGCGTCAGCGGCCAGGCCAAGCCGCAACTGGTGAAAGTGCGCGTGACCAGGACGGGCACCAACATCAGCGGCATGACCTACCTGGCCGGAGTGGTGGTGAACGTCACGCCCGACCAGGCTGCGGCGCTCGAACAGGCAAAAGCCGGCTGCCGGGTATTTTAACGGACCGGAGCCGGAACGACGAACCATTAACAATTAACTATTAACCAAACCAAGCACATGGCATACGAAAAAAGATTTGTCGATAATTTGATCGGAGGCATGATCATCCGCATTGCAAAATTCGGGGAAACCGTCACCGCAGGAAACACGGTGGGAGAAGGGGCCAAGCCCGACGCTCCCACCCCGGAAAAGCCTGGCCCGTGGCTGACCCTGGGCAAGATCAAGACGGCTACCAGCGAACGCCAGAAGAAGACGGCGACGGTGGAAGGCGTGAACGACGCGGGATTTTATGAAATGCGCGATTTGTCGATCGCCCAGCAGTCCAAGCTGAAGTTCACGACGCAGGAGGTGACGCCCGAAGCGATCCAGCTGGCGTTCGGCGTGGCGGACAACCTGGAAGATGACCAGGAAGCCGCGCCGTTTTCATCCTCCGGCAACATCCGTTGCTGGGTGTATGGAGAACTGCGCAACTCCGGCAATAACGCCGAAAAGCTGGCCCATTTCTGCGTGATGGGGGATTTATCCCTCACCAACAGCCCGAATTTCGCGTCCGATCCGGTGACGTGCGAGTTTGAGCTATCCATCAAGAATTCCCCCCTGGCTACGTTCACGAGCCTGGCGCTGGCCAAGCTGGCGGCGGATTAACCCTGCGCCCATCCAGGAGCCGTCCGGGTACGGCGGCTCCGCTTTCCCCCTTCCATCTTTCCAATCATGATTATATACATAGATGCTAACACGCTGGCCCTGACGACGGCGGGCCAGGTGCCGCTGACTGACATGGCCCTGGTGCGGGGCGACAAGATGCCGCTACGCATCGTCCTGACGGACGGCCCCGGCAACCCCTCGAATTCTGACGAGGTGCCCGTGCTGGCCGTGAAAAAATCCCTGGGGGACGATTCCCTGGTGCTGGCCGCCACGGGGCTGGAACATGTGGAGGATGCCCTGGGCACTGCCTATGTCGGCAGCCTGTCCGTTAATACGGTGCAGCTGGCGGAGGTCATGGGGGATCAATCCCGGATTGACCTGATCGGCGAGGTGGTGCTGGTGGATCCGGACGGGGCGCAGCGCACGTCCCGCCTGATCCGGGTGATGGTCCGGGCGGACTTGCTGCCCGGGGATTACGCGCCGCCTGACGAGGTGCTGGCCGACTGGTCCGAACTGGTAGCCGACGCCCTGGCCGCACAACTGCCGGACGCGCTCAAGGATGCGGGCGTGGAATTGGAAGCGGTGACCGGGCAATCCACCTTGTCCAGCGGAGATGCCGCCGACACCTGGACCATCGTCGGAGGCTACGCGATGACCTGGGGAGACGAGATACTGGCGGGGCATCTGCCTGACAGCTGCCGCCTGACGAGTATTTCCACTGTGTATTTTTTCACCGACCCCGCCCTGAATCAGTATTGCCTGCGGATTTGGAAGCTGGTAAACGGTGCGTACAGCCTGATTGGCACCTCCGCCTATGTGTCCAACCTGACCAGCGGCCAGACAGCTACGTGGGTATTTACGCCAGGCGTCCCCCTGACGCGCGGGGATGTCATTATTATCCAGGTGTGCGAGGGGACGGAGATGACGCCCTACGCGCTGGGCATGCACGCCGTACTTACTCCGTCCGTCCCTGGGCGTGGCCTGGTGGCGGAGGTGGCCAACCCGCCCGCCGTGAACGGCACGATGGCCCCGCTGATGACCGTGGTAGTGGACTATGACGACGGCATCACCCTGGGAGGGATGGCGCTGGCCACCGCGCGGCAACTGGACAGCCTGGGGCGGGATGTGCGCCAATCTTCCGCGACCGCCGAGGCTGCGGCACGGACGGCTGGCCAGTCCGCCGCCACCGCGTCCACGGATGCCGATAATGCCGCAACATCTGCCACCAGTGCAGCCAACTCTGCCACGGCGGCCCAGCAGGCTCTGGCGGCCATACCTCAAGTAGATGATGCAGGCAACATGACGTTGGACGGCAATATCACCGCCGCGGGAGGCACGTTTGACGGGACCGTCAACGCCAACGGAGGCATCAACATCCCGCTTGCCGTGGGAGCGCCGACCGATACGGGCGCGGTCAACCGCCTGCATGCCGCAGGCTTGGCCGGAGTGACGGACATTTTTTCCCAGCACGCCTACCTCAACACGGGCAGCATTACGGCTACGGGGACGGCGGCAACTACCGCTCTCATTCCCGGCCAGTATGCGCAGGTTAGAGTGCCTGCCGGGACTCACAGCACGATTGTCTTTCCCTTCACAGGGCCTAACGGTCAACATAATTATTCCAACTTTGCGGGATTCTCCATTCCGTGGCGCATACTCGGCGCAGGCAAAATTACCATAGGCATCGGACGAGGCAGCAAAACGACAAGATCTGATTTAACCCAGGGATCGTACAGTATCATACCTGGCAATAATCTGGCCCACAACAGCGGCGAAATTCTGGACATCACATTTGATAATGTACGGGATGCGACCCGCGGGGGCTACGTGGTCAAGGTGCGTGAGATTTACGCTCTTTCCGAGGCGGCAGGGTGGAGGGTGAAAACTACTACAAGTTTTGTGCCCGCGACGCATAACGAGCCTATACCTTCAATCGTTAATAAAATTATCTATCATCAACGATCCCAGTACAAATTCGAGAGCGAATATATTTCGTACGGCAGCCTCTATTTGCTGACGGGCGGAGGGCAGACGGTGCAGCTGCATAAAATTGCGGCGGTGCGCGGCGTTAATGCCTTTGAAACGGGCTTGGGGATTAGTTCGATAGTTACTGATTTGCCGGGGAACGCGAGCGAGGATGTGTACATGCATGTTGGGTCTGCGGTGCGCACCCTCTACCAGCCCGGCAACATCAATCCCGTTTATTACGCGCTGGAAGCATTGGCAAGAAACGATATTGAAGCCGAAGAAACGGCTGATTTTGTGGACATTAACATACCTCTCTAATCATGAATAATGCAGAGATACAGATTCAGTTTCCCCAGCCGGGACAGTGGGATGAATTTACCCTGATGCCCATTTATCAGGACGCGGACGGTTACACCCGGACAGAACGCTACACAGCGGACGAGATACCGGCGGAGCAGGCACCGGCCATGCAGGCCGTTGTTGCCGCGCTGGTTGGACTGGCGGAACCGTGGCAGGCGGTGCAGGTGTGGGCAAGGCTGGGAAAAGATGTCCTGACCCTTGCGGAGGATGGTGCCTATACAATGATTGATGCGGTGTCTTTGACCGTTGAGGCCGTCCATGCGGAGACCAAAGGCCGCAGGATTTTTACAGTCTCGGACTACCCGGCTTTTGTGATCACGGATTCCGCCTCCGTGGCGTTTTTCCGCTATTTCACTCAATCCTGATTCCTGATGATGGCCTATGAATCCACAGACACGGTGATTTACCGTCCGGACGGCCTGGATGCGGTCACGCTCTGCAAACAGGGGGATCTTATGGCGGCTCCGGTGGACGTTACGGCCTCCGTCCAGGTGCAACGGGACGGCGTGCTGGGCAGTTCCTGGATGCTTCAGCGGGCGCGGGGCAACGCCCTGATGCAGCTGTCTTTCACAGTGGCCCATCCGTTCCCGACAGCGGCGGCGGCCCGTGCCTGGGGCCTGGATGTCCAAGAATTGTTCACGCTGCACCCGCTGGGGCGCGTCACCTGGCTGACCTGCTATTACCAGGGCCGCCCCCAGCGCGTGAGGGAATACGCCGCCACCGTGGACCCTCCCCGCCCGTACCCCCTGACCAGTGAACACTGGTACGGGGTGGACTTGCGCGGGGCGGCCTGGCAGGCCGTAGAATTCAAATTTGCCCTGACCGGAGAAATCAACTGATGAACAACAATATTGACATATCCCTGACGCTTGGCACCCGGGCGGACATGAGCGGGATTAACCAGGTGCGCAAGGGGGTGGACGATCTTTCCACGGCAGCCAGGGGGCTGCCGCGGGAACTTATTTCCGGAGGGGAGGGAACCGTGGCGGATGCCCGGGCATTCTCCGGGGCATCCGCCCCCGGCAAGATGACCATACAAGTGGAGGGCCTGGACCGTCTGGCCGGAACGATTGCCCATGCGGAAGGAGTGGCGGCCAACGGCACACCCGCCCAGGGACGGACGGACAAGGCCCTGGAAGAAATGCAGTCCGGAATTGCCCGGGTGTCCAAAGCCGTGGAAGAGGTAGCCCGCGGGGCTGCTGCCCCGGATCATTCCCCCTTTCCTGTCCCCTCCGCCCGGGAAGGCGGGAATGAATGGATGATGGCGCGGCTGGACCAGATTGCCGCGCTGCTGGCCAGGATGGACGCCACGCTGGCCAAGAGCCTGGCCGCATCTACCAAGCCGGAGGGGACGCTGGACCAGGTACGCAAGGGCATGGATGAATTGTCCCGGGCGGTCAAGTCTGTTCCGGCGCTGGCATCCGGAGGCGTGGGGGGGCAGACGGGGGCCGTGCCCGCTTATCCGGAGACACAGGCGGCAACGCCTAATGACTGGACTGTGAGGATTGACGGACTGGACGCGCTGGGCGCCACGGTCCAGGGCGCGGACAAGACGGTGGGCCATGCTGCGGATGCCGTCAAGCAGCAGTCCGGATGGCTACAGCGCAGCATTGACGCCTTATCCAAATTTCCCGGACAGGTTCAAACCTGGGCGGGTGATAAAATGCAGGAATGGCGCAAGTTCAAAGGCGGCCTGCAAAACGCCACCAATGTCCTCAACCTGGGAAAGGAAGCCTGGGGGCTGGGCCGGGCTGCCGGAAATGCCCTTATTGACGCGTTTGGCCTGGGCGCTAAAAAAGTTTCCGCGCAACTTGCGGACGTGCTGGCAAAAGGAAAGGCGAAGGTGGAGGCCTGGCAGGCCGGAATGAGCGCCGAACTGGGGAGATTGAACCAGGAACAGGCGCTGAAGAAGGAACATGCCCTGGTCAAACAGATCAATGACGCTTACGACGCCCGCAAAAGGACGATCGAAGCCCTGGACGAAAAGGCGAGCCGGAACCTGGAAATGCAGGCCCAGCTGCTGGCCATCGAAAACGAAAAGAACCGGAGCATCATCAGGCAAAAACAGATCCGCGGGGAAATGACGGAGAGCCAGGCCCGGGATGCCCTGGCGGCCATCGACGCCAAAGACGCCGGAGAACGCCGGGCTATCGAACGGCAGCAGGCGGAAAATGCCGTGAAAAAAGCCGAAGCACTGGCCGAAGCCAAGGCGGAACAGATCAGGCGCATGCAGGAGCTTACCCAATCCAGCCCGGCAGCGGCAGGCGTGCGTGACCTGAAGACGGAGGATTTTTACAAGCAGGCGGACGCTTTCAAGAACGCGGAAGCGGCCCTGAAACAATGGCAGGAACTGGCAGCCAAAAAGAAGAAGCTGGAAAAGGAAATTGCAGACGCGCCGAAAGAAATGGCTAAAGCGGCCATGCTGGGCGGCGTGGGCATCCCGCTGGTGGCCGGATTACAGCAGAAAAAGAATCAGGACGAAGAAACCCTGAAGCATGTACAAGCCTTAATGGATGGCATGCGGAAAGATGCCAGCATGCCATCCGCCACCAATGGAGAAATGATGGCCCGGCTGATTGCAGAAAAACAGCAGCAGGAAGCCGCCTTGAACAATATGATGGAAGGCATCAAAAATACGGGGTTGCTGGGCGACGTGCGCGGCAAGTCCGGGGATGCCTTGTATATGGCTTATGCGGATGCGTTAAAAGTCGCCAGAGAGGTAATCAAAAACAGAACAGCATCTTTGGCTGATTTATTCAAAGAGCAGGAAGCTTTAGATGAAGCTGTGACGACGGCCAAAGAACGGCTGAATAACGTTCTGGCCGTGCAGGGCGTCCAGGCAAAAGCTGATCAGGATGTTCAGGTGGAGACGAAAAAGACAGAGGCCTGGCAGGATAACCAGCGGCGTGATTCCACTGTTTCCCGGACAGCGGCGGATGCTCTTTCCAAGGCTGCCGAGGCGCGCAAGAAAGAACTGGATGCTAACAAGAAAGCAATGGACACCGCCGCAGATGTGATGAATGCAAGCGTGGATTCCTTTTCCGGTTTTGCTGCTAAATACGCGGAGGGAAATGAAAAGGCCCAGGAGCGCGTTACCAAGTTCCTGGACACGGTTGGCCGCCTCCGGAATAAGGACCGGGAGCTATGGGACAAGCGGGACAAGGATGATGCCAAATGGGTTGATGAATTCTTAAAAGCCCTGAAAGAAAAATTCGGCAATGCTTACAATTCCGACGCCGACCGGGGCATGGTGAAAGCCGCGGAACAAGCCTGGAAGTCCATGAATGACATCCTGACCGCTAAAAAGACACAGGAAAACCAGGAACAGAAAATCAAGGGCCTGGAAGAAGCCGCCCGGAAAGTAACCGCCCTGCCTGAAGACATCCAGGCCAAAAGCATGGCAGCAATGGAACTGACGGAATGGATGCGGAAATACCGGGAGGGGGCTGTTCAGAAAGCGGGGGATCTGGCCGGAAGTTCCGACTATGAAATCCTTTACCAGGTGGAGGACGTTGTGCGCAAGGCGTTACAGGACGGACAGGTGGACAAGGGCGAGCGTGCCCAGCTGGCCAGCCAGCTGAAAATGCTTCTTGGCAACGACCGCGGCCAGGACGAAACGCCCGCGATTCACGGCATGGTGGAGCTGGTGCGGGAGATACTAGGCAGGTATTCCAGGAGCCAGGAAACGGCGCAAAAGCTGAATGCGGAAGTGGCGGAGCTGAAAAGCCGCCTGAACAAGATTGATTCACAGCGGGGGTATGGACATTAAAACAGTAGAATTGACGGGACTGGCCAGCCAGTCATGCAGCTGGCAATGGCGGAATTTTACGGCGGCCCAGGTGTCTTTCCAGCTGGGCCGGGAAATGATGGATGCCGCCCCCTTCTCTTATAAAGAGCGCGTGCGGGTGGCGTGGGACGGCGTGACGGTGCTGGACGGCACCGTGCGCAAGTGTGATGCCGCCTTGTCCGCGTCCGGCTACGTGTGGCAGGTGGAAATTTGCGACCACTGGAAGCCGATGGAGGGCACGACGTTTTTCGGCTCCGGCATCGGGGCGGGCAGGATTGCTTTCTCGTTTGCGGCGTTTTCCGGCCTATCCTCCGGGGCGTCGGTCAAACGGCGCATCAAGATCGCGGCGGCCCTCCGGACGGTGCTGGACAACGCCCGCAAACATGGGGCGCTGGTGACGGATTATGTGCTGGATGTGGATGATTCCGCCTGGATATGGGACACGGATGTCGCCTGTGACAAGCACGCCTCCCTGCTGCGCAAATTCCTAAGTTCCCGGCCCGGCATGGTGGCCTGGTTTGATTATTCCGGAGCCAGCCCCGTGCTGCACATTGCGGACGGGGACCGCCTGGACCCGGTGACGCTGGACCGGATCGCGCACAGATTGTCAAAAATCCAGCTGACGGAACGGGTGGACCTGGTGCCCCCCGCGGTGGGGGTGGTGATGACGCGGGGCAAGTACGCCACGTCCACGGTTGTTCACCCAGCCGGGGCGGACTTGCACCAGGAAGGCTGCACGATCGTGCAACTGTCCGACCCGCGAACGGGGGATGACCCGGACGACACCGACGAGGATGGCGTGGATGGCCCCCAATACAATTTTGCCAAACCGGAAATGATGGTTCTGGGCGAAAAGATGCCGACCGGGCCGGAGGACGCCCGGGAATGGTGGACAAAAAAGATTCCGGAACTGGCGAAGGTTCCCGGGGCACAGTTCGGGACGATCCAGCGGGAGACGCCCGCCGTGGAAGGGCAGGATGCCAGGAACTACAGCACGACCGCCACCAGGTACGAACTTGTTTCCGGCTCATTAAGCGAAGCCTGCACAACCATCAAATGGTGTGAGGTGATTTTCAAGCAATACGTTTACATAGATTCCCCTCCAAAAAAAGGTTTTGAGCTGCTCTTTCCGCGTAAAAAAACCGTGACGATTAACGGGGACAAGGTGACGAGGTATTACAACTGGCTGACCTGGCGCGGCGTTACCACCAACACCCGGAAACGGCATTACAAGGTGGACCGCCAGGGGACAATCGGCCCGGAGGACGGTTCTGCATTCCCGCCTCCGTCCGGAGGCAGCGGGAGCGGCGAAGCGGACTGGCCAAATTACAGACCCGTCCTGGCCGCCTATTACCAAATGACCCGCGTGGCACCCTGGGCCGGAAGCGTGGACGCCCTGGCGGCCATCCGTCCGGACCTGCTGCTGGGGCGGCGCTTGTCGATTGCAGGGGCCAACCCGGCCTGGCTGGACATGCGGACGGTCATTCAGGGCGTCACGGTGGATTTATCCGCAGGCAACACGTATATATCCACGGGAGTTCCCGACCATTTGAGCTTGCAAAGCATGATTGACCGACAGCAGCAGCTTTACAGCAACCAGGCCGCTATGGATGACCGGGACAACCAGGATCAGGTGCAGGACAATCCCGCCCTGTCCCTGACTTACGATTCCAACGCCCGCATCAGCCCCAAGGCCCCGACCGTCAGCCCCCGCGGAGAGGTTATCTGGTCATCCGCGACGCCGGAGCCGAATGACTACGGATTCCGCGTTCAGCTGGAATACGATGAAGACGGCCAGAAGACGGGAGCCACCATCACGCCCGGGAAAATCATGCTGAATGGCCGCGTGCTGGGAGATGCCCCGGCAAGCAAGGATTTGCCGATGATGGAAGGGGAAGTCTGGCTGAATTTGATTCTGAATGAAAACGAGGAAATCACGGGCATGGCCGTCATTTCCTCCGCGGGGACGGTGGACCCCTTCATGCTTACATCCATAGACGGAGCAAGGCCGTCCCGGCTGTTTTATTATTCCTTCCCTCTGGCCGTCATTAAAGGCGACGATGTAATCCAGTACGCCCTGGGCACCATTCAGCTTCCCGTAGGGGGCGGCACGTATTATCCGTGGGGACCGTAGTTTTTTATGATCAGAATTCACATATTCACGTATAAGGAAGACGCCCCGGAAGCCGTAGCGGCGGCCAGGTGCGCCCGGATGGCCTGCCCGTCTGCCCTGGTTCGGGTGCTGGATGATTGCCACGCTCCGGTGGATGCCGGAACGGTGGAGGCCCTGGAAGAGCTGGGAGCCGTCTATGATCAGACATCCTGGATGCGCGGCGGCAATTTACGCGGCCCCGGCGCCATTGTGGGAGTGCTGCGCTCCATGACGGCAGGGGCAGCCCCTGAAGATATACTCGTCAAGCTGGATGCTGACACGGCGCTTTTAGATGGGGACTGGCTGCACTGGATGACGGACCATCCGGAGTGCCTGTGGTACTCTTCCGGGGATGATCGGCATTTAACCTATGGGTGCTGCTATGCCGTGCGTGCCCATGTGGCCGTCCATTTGGCCGATGTTCTTCAGGAGCGGCATTTACCGGATTCAGCCCCGGAGGATTTAACGTATGCCTTAACCATGATTGAAGAATACGGACGGGAGGCATGCCGGATTGAAGCGCCCTGGCGGCGCGGGGAATCGGAGAATTCCCGCTGGTCCTGCTGGTGCTGGCACAGTGCCGAGGCTTCCCCTGATTTATACGCCCGGATGTTCCGGATGGTGACGACAGGCAATCCCCGGCCTTATGGAGTGCCGCGCGAACGCAGGGCGGAAATTATGCACTCCCTTTGCAACGCCAAAATAAAGCTGATGGCAGCGGCGGCAATAGCCCCGGTTCAAGGTACGGATCAACCTTCC